AAAATTCTCAATAACAAGAACTTAAATACAACAACGAAACTGAAAAACATTACCCAGTTTGATCTTATAAAGTACTGATATGAAAATAAAAATGTCTTTCTAAGAAAATAAAACATCGCACAAAATGCAATAAGCAATAAACTTGATTGATGTAATGAAATAGATAAGAGAAGTAGCAAAACAGGAGCTAAGCTGACACCTCTTTTCAAAATACATATCGTTGCATAGATTACAATACAGATTGCAAGACCCTGCCTCATCTGCATAAATTGCTGCATGAAGAAATAAGAACTAGATATGTAAATTAAGAAAGTATAAATATATTTAATGCCGATTTCTCGACATGTTTTATAAATAAAAACGAAATTTAAAAATGAAAATATAGTGAATAATACAATGTTAGAACTTGTAAATAAACTTATAAGCCAAGAATACCAGCCGAATCCGACCTCCATTCCAGTTTGCGCATAAAAACTTACTGGATTAAGAAGTGGTAATTGGTCAATATATCTAAAAACATCGTAATAAATTTGAGTATCATTTGTATCGCCACGATTACCGACTATTAATGCTGCAATAGTTGATATGAATAAAAATAATAGAGTTTCTTTTCTAACTATAAAGTTCATCCAACAAAATCCGACCAAATTCTTTGCAAGCAATATAAACTATTTGTTTAATACTTTCTAACAATTAACTTATACTGCTTGCTATAATTTCGTTACTTGTTTTGAACAGTCCAGCACTTCCCGTTTACATTTTGAATACCATTGTAGGTATATTCAAAATTAATCAAGAATCTGGTTCCTGGGGAAGTTACCTCAACAACTAAATCGAATGATAAAATAGAGCCAGTTGATAGGTTGCGGGATACTGTTGTCAGTGTTGTCAATGTTCCTGTTCTCACTACATTAAGATGTCCTGACATATCTGTAGCGTTATAATCCATTGCAGATGAAAAAAATACTTCACCATGCTTTTCACCAGAATTGTTACCGTTTCGGTTTAATGGGTGCAATGTTACTTTGCATGCAACCATAATTCCAGCAGCGAGTCGCTCATATAAACTACCGCCGAAAAATGTAAGTTTTTGGGTGGCTGGATCAATAAAGCATCTACCTTTAATGGTTTTTACTCTTGAGTAAGCATCATTATTTGCTGCTAGGATATACCCTTGCTCACCAATAGACTCAACACCATCACCAATTTGTACATCATTGACAGTGAGTGCTGATACATCGGTTGTTAGACTACTCAATACTTTATCGTTAAATGAATAGTTTTTAATTTCACAACCAGCGCCAGTGCCAGAAAAAAGCACAATATTTTTATCAGATGATATTGTAATCCCATCAATAATGAAATTTGGTCTTTTCCCTGTTGGAGATTTGAATATTCCAACTAAATTTGGATTATATTCATTAACATACATACTAAAATTATTTAGATATGTTTTTGATATTGCACTTTGTGAAACATCGGTCAGGTCGAAGATATATTCACCTTGAGCTCTCTCACAACTAAGCGAATTTAAATCAATGCCGGAGCAATAACCGATCTTATAAACACTTCCGTCATTGCCACAGTCGTCAGCAGCAATCCCTGACAAATCAGAATAAGCAAATGGGATGGAAGGAACTGTTACAACCCCATCACTAGATACAGCATAGCCAAAAAGATAAGGGGATGTACAACGGTTGGCATAACAATTTGAATGATTAGATGATGTACCATACACTGCTAATGGGTGCTTACAATCTCTAAAAACCTCACCAACAAAATTTGAGTTCCATTGATGTGTAGCTCGACCAATACCCCATCCGTCGAACCCTACAAATTCAAAGTTCAACTGCTCAGAACCGGCACTACCAATATAGATGCCAATACCTGTCTTTGTTGGATTTTTTTTTGCAATTCCCAAATTTTTTAAATTAAAGTTGCGAAAGAATCGATTACTAGATGAATAAAAGCCCTTTTCACCATCGAAAATAAAATATGATTTTGTGTTTCCGTCTCCAGAAATATCCAGCCCTAAATTTTGATCTCCAATAAATTGATCAATGTCAATTGGTCTTAAAAGCATTTTGCCGCTTAAGTGAGCTTTCTTAAACTTCTTATGATAAGCAATAAATGCATTAGTATCATCGGTTACACCATCTACTTTAGCGCCGAAATCGTAGTAGGATGGGTCTTTTGTTTTCCAAACACCGTTTGATAAAACTTGAAACTCTCCATCATCAGAAATTTTAGTTTTACTTGCAATTTGCCATGACGTGCCATCATATGAATAATTAATTGAATCGTCTCTTACAAAAACAACTTGCCCATTTCTTGGATTTCGAATATTGATCAGGTCAGATACCGACTTAATCGTTCTAATTGTTTGATTGTTAATTTGATGTTGATTTTCTTCGCCATCTATAACGAAATGAGCAGGTAAACCAACGACAGGTCTACCAGTAATAGCGCTTGCAACCCCATCGATATATGCTTTTAAATCCGCCTCTCTTTGTTTGGCTAAGTCATCATATGCAATGTCCGCCAAGATTCGTGCTTGCGTTTCAAAATCTACTAAATGGTTCCATTCTTGCAAAATAGCAGTAATTTTATCTAATGCTCGTTCCAAAGCATCAGGATAAAAATTATCGTAATTTGTAATATCAAGAAGCTGATCTACAGGTGTTTTACCAGCGATATAGAAAAAAGTTTCAGCACTAGGCGGAATAACAAAGGTAACATACCCCCCCATATCGTCAGGGTTTAAAGTGACTGCATACTCAGATTCATCAATAAATTCAAATTCGTTACCCACTTTTACACGCACACCAATACCCGTTTCGTCTTCTTGCTCATATGCTCGAAACATAAAGTCAAAGCGCGTATTCGCCCCATTGCCAACATAAAGTTGACTTAACCGATCTGATACTTGAACAGTCATAATTGCACCAATAAAAAAGGCTGTAATCCCTACAGCCAATTTTAGGTAAGCTTACAAATAAATAGTTGGTTGCTAGCCCTGTACTGTCAACAGCTTAATCTTCAGGTGCATGTTTTCCTGTAATCGTTCCACGGGTTGCATCGTAAATGATGTCTGGTGCTTCTTTCTTGCCTTGTGCAATTGCAAGCCAATAACCAATCGGTTTACCAAGAACAGCAAATGGAATGCCTGTTGCAAGGGTTGCGGTGTTCAACATGTCTTTGGCTGCTTTACCTTGGTTTACTTCTTTATCTTCATCTAAAGCGCGTTTTGCATGTTGGATTAATGAAAGTCCGCTTTCACCCATGCTAAACACTGGTGAAGCTGTATAACGGTCATTTACAACGTTATCGTCCGTATTGCTAATTGCAGCGTTCACCACATTTCCTGCATACGGTACAAAAGCCGAAAGCATCTTTAACTGTGAAAGCGCAAGTTTTGCGGATAGATCATCCCATTTATCGCCGTCATCATCACCATCCTGCAAGCCGCCTGCAAATATCACGCTGAGCAATTCAGATAAAATGGAAGGAATAGAGATCATCATCAAAGCAATATAGGCCAAACGTGGTGAAGCCTGTAACCATGAACCGTTGCTTGCTTCAAGCGCTAACTTAGCTTCTGAGCTCGTCGTATTCCAAATCATGTTGAACCAGTTGTAAAACATCAAGAACATACGTTTAGCGGGTGTGCCGCGTTCAAGATTTGAAATACCTTCAGGTGACATATCTGTCATGTATTGACGAATAACCGCATCAGCAGCATGAACAGCATCGTATTGTGTCATGCCTTGTTCTGTATAGTGATTGAAAGCCGCTTGCCAAGAAATCGTTTCCATCGGACGCTGTATGGTTGTTTGCAGTATATAAGCATGTTTCATAGTGAAGTCTTTCACTGTTTTAAATGCGCCTTTCTGGAAAACAATTTCGTCCACTGCATAACGGTATTCATCGGCTGCACGATCCCATCGGGTTTTCATAAAATCGGACATTTCCATAATGCCATTCGCCATGCTTTCCCGTGTAGCAACTGACGTAAAATAATGCCCTTGTGCTTTCAACAATTGTTTAGGCGGGACCGCTACGGTAACTTGAGTAAACCCTGTGAACTGCTCAACAGCATTTTTTAAGTTACCTGCCATAATCGCAATACCAGTATTACGACGCAAAGTACGGAAAACATTATCTAACAAACTAACACCTGAGCTTTCATCGACCGTCTGATTTGCAATTGCTTTAAGCCAAGGGTTGAAAACTTGCTTAACTCCAAACGGCAATACGCGCTCAATTTCATTTCTAAAATCTTTATTCAGCAATAAACGTCCGATTTGACGAATTTGTAATTCAAGATGGATGTAGCGCAATTCTTTATCAAGATGACTTGGTAACCGAGACATATCAAGCTCAAGTTGATCGTGGTAACGATCTGCACGTGACTTGGTAAAGTTCGCGCCAGTCGTTGCGATATCTAATGCAGCTAAGTTATTTTCGGCTAAGTTTTTATCTTGAATGCGGTCTTGCTCATTTGAGCGAATGCGGTCATAAGCGGCAGGCACATAACCGCCCTCATACTCACCAAATGGCGTACTAATAGGTGTACGTGGTAATTCATCAAAATAGCGACCGTTAATTTTTTTATGTGTGATTTGTGCTTGCTCTTTGTATTTGTCAAAAAGATTCCAGAGTTTTTGGATGTTATCCATATCTTTTTTGGTAATCACACCCTCTTTAACCATCCGGCTAAAGAATTGATCCCATGCGCTGAAATCGACCGAACCATCTTCTAAACGCGCACCCCACCCATAGCCTAAAACAAGACGCTCTTTGTTGCTTAAGTTACCTGTATGCAAAATCGCATGGAGCAAAGATTGCTTGCCCACGAAAGTAAAGTTATTAAGTTCAGGCGCAGCAATTTTTGAATTATCGAGTTTGCCAAATCCTTCAAAAATATCGACCACGTCTTTAAGCATCTTGGCTTTCTCAATACGATATTTAGCCAAAGCATCTTGCATAGGGTTGATTAGATACGTACGGAATTTGCCACTTGCGCCGCCGTCTAACCAAGTCACCACCTGGTCGACACGTTTTGCTGAAGCGCCTAATTCCATGAACTTAGCTTTAAGTTCTGCGGTCTTATCTCTACCCAATAAAGTTTGCTGAATCTTTTCAACACTTTTCTTACCACCTGTTTGCTGTATTAGTTCTTCACGGACCTGTTCACGCTCAAAGGCTTCATTGGTCGTATGCCAAATCTTATTTTCTTTAGATCGATGCCAAAGTGTTTCGACTGCGGCCATAACTGCATTGAACTGTTCAAGCGTTAATTCGCGATAGTTTTGGTTTTCAGGCAATGCGCCTATGTTCTGTATTTCGGCATATGTGGTCGGGTCATATTTACGAATTAATTCTAGTTGATGCTCATAATTTGTTGATTCGCGGCCAAGATCATATTTGCCCAAAATGCCGCGGGCAGCGGTCACAAAATCAAAGTCACGGTTTTTAGATAACTTCTCGTTATTTCCAAAAACCTTTTTGACTAAATCAAGGTGTTTTTGAATCTGGTCTTTTGCATCGTAACTGTATTTGGTTGCATAGAACTGAACCAATTGATTGCGCTTATGGCGTGCAGCTTCGACCGTCTCCCCCTTTCTAAATGCTTCATTTGCCATGCGCCCTAAACGAGCATCATCTTGTGCACGTACATGCGGTCGAATATCTTTAATTTTTTGGCGTTGAACAATATCTTGAGCAACTGTCTTTGCTGCTTCATTCAAAGCAGACTTGCGGCCAAGCAAACCGTTTAGTGCAGCCATTTCAGCTGAAAGCATACGCGCACGAACATCATTGTGTAATGCGGCTTCGACTGCTTCTATAATGCTTTGTTGATCGAAAAATTCAGAATATTGAACAGCCATACGCGCATCGGTGAGCTCATCAATTTTTTGCTTAGGACTCGGTGAATTAAGCAAGTCACGAATCAATGCATCGCCGCTTTCATATCCGAACATCTCAGCAACTACGTCGGGGTTTTCTCCACCGCGCTGTGCAAAACCATAAGCGCCTTTAGAAATGCTTTGGTAAATATCACTGTCACGGCCGTATTTAGCTTCAATCCAATCTAATGACAACTTGCCTTTAGTTGTGCGACCTTCTGCATAACGTTGTAGCAAATCCATGTCTTGCGCATAGTCCAGTAACTCAGGATCAACTTTGTTTGAATATTGATTGATGCCGCGTAACTGATCTGCAAACTTATCTTCAAGCTCACGAGTATCAAATTTGCCGTGCTCATCTAAAGTTAAGTAACCCTCTTCGCTAAGCTTCTCAGCCATCGCTTCGATTGACAGTCCTTTTACTTTTGACTTTGAAGAACGTACGACAGGTTTATTGCCAACGCCTGATTTAGTTTTGGCAGCCTCATCAATGCCCCACGTGCTTTCTACTTCATTTGCATCAAGCCCGCCAAATTTGGCAATTGCTTCAAATAAATTATCGCGCTCAGGTTCAACCTTGGTTAAGTCTCGCTTAGCAACTTGGTCAAGCGGTTGACGTAGAAATGCCATAGCCTGATATACAGGTTCTTGTGCGATTTCTTTTGCCATATCTTCGCGAACGGCAGCGCGTTTTTTATCTGCTTCTTTTTGCAATGTTTTCAAATACTTAGATTTCTGCTTTTGGTACCAAACCATATTGCGCAGTGATTTTTGCTCTAAGGTATTTATAGATAATTCTGTTGCAATTTCATGATCTTGGCGCATTTCGTCATAATCTTTCGGCGAAATTCCGAGGCGCATTGCATCATCTTGATGAATTAACATTTCAAGATTTGAAGCAGCTTGTGCTTCAGCAATGGCACTTGATGATGCAAGCATACGGTCCATTACACCAGTAATATCACTGTTCAGTTCTGCACGGTCATTGATGCCCATAAACTTTTCAATGTTCCGGTACACAGCAATCATGAATTGCCTGAATCGGTTGAAAACTTGCTTTAATGCTGCGCTTGGCGCTTTACCCGTAAAAACATATTGCTCAAACGTTTCTGCAAATTTTTCATGAACTTCGGTTTTTTCCACATCGGTGAAAAAATCCCATTCGCCAAGGTCCGCTGTTTCTGGTGATGCCCATTTCATCACTGTTTCCATATCTGCACGGACTTGCACGGGTGCATCAGGACTTAAAGCAATTTGCATATTCATTTCTAAGAAATGATGCCCTAGCTCATGCACAAAGGTAGAAAAGTCAGCATTTTTGCTTAGAACAATTGTTGAACCATCTTGACCAATGGTGAAAGTAATTGAACCGCGTGTACCGCCATTCGCTTGATTATATTTACGACCATTTGGTGAACGGTACATACTTTCAGAAATTTCATAATCTTTATTGCGGCCTTTATTCTCAACAAAGCCGAGTTTTTTATAAAAGCCTGTAAGTCTGTTTTTGTTCCCGCCGAAATCAGAACTTGGAGTAAGCGCAATCGTTTTATTTTGCGAGTCAGCATAGTTAATAATATCCTGCATTACTTTGGTGCCAGTTCCTTGATTCCGCATAGCTTCAGGCACAACAATTTTATGCAATGAAAGAACATTACTTGATGGGCTACCTTTTAGACCTAATTCAATTCCATATTGTTTTTTAATACCCTTAACAAAATCATCTACTGAAATTGTTTGTTCAGGTGTAGCACTTTGATTAAACGATGTGCCCTTATCTGTTGTCGGTTCATCAGCAATACGGATTGGGTAACGGTCAAAAGCTTCTTTGGCACTAATACCAAGTTTATCGCCCAAGGTTGAATAGAAAGCGGAAGTTAATTCGCCCGCTGCACGATTGTATTTAGCTGTAAATGTTCCTACTTTAGACAATTGATTTTGTACTTCAGTTGATACCAATTCCTTAGCATCTTCAGCACTTTCAAAACGCGCTTGCTCAGCCATATATGTATTGGCTTCTTGTTGCATTTGCTCAGTGGTTTTTGCAAGATTCTCTTGCGCTTCACGGTAAGTCGGCATATTAGGGTCAGAACGGACGTTCTCAACAAAATCTGTTGGACGCTCAATAACTGACATTGCGGATACAAACTCATCCACGGGTATTTGCACAGTGCCGTTGAACGTTTCGGCAGTACCCAACTGTTCTTGCAGACTTGGCGCACGCTCAAATAGATCGGTAGGCTCAATATCGCGGTCACGCAATAACTGGTTGAAGGTCTGACCATCTATATAAACTTCTTCAACCGCGCCGTGTTCTTCAACTGCCTGTTTGATAAATGCTTGGCTTGCAGAGTCATCACGTTGTGCTGTCTTGCTTTCTTTGTTGCGGTCAATAAGGTTGTTAAGTACAGCTGCAAACGTACTTGAACGAACAGCATCTTGCTGTTGATCTTGTCGCAATTGGTCTAATGCAAAATGTGCTGTACGTTGGTTTTTAACTTTTTCCGCTGAAGTAATTGCCACTTCAGGTGCTGCGGTCGCAACCTCTAATAGACCTTCTAATGCCATTTCAACTGGATCGGCTTTTTCACCAACTGCATCGGCCGCGCCTTTTACAGAATACATACCCGCAGCGGATTGAATGACAGCTTGACCGCCAACAGTACGCAAAGGACCGCCAAAAGTTACGGGCAATAACGCGCCACCTAAGGCTGAATATTTTGCTGAACCCCAAGTTTTTGCAGCGGCATAATCGATCTGTTCTTGGCGGGTTAAAAACTTCTCGCGTGCTTCTGCCATGTTTTGACCATATGACACGATAGCGTCAGCAGTACCTGCACCTAATGCGCCTTGTGCTGCGTTTCCTACCGCAGTTACACCACGAACTAAATTAGCCGCCTTTTCTAAGTTCATCACCATAGGGGCGTATTTCGCGGTGTTCCGGATAAGTGAGTTTGATAAAAGCCCACCTGCCCCTGCACCTGCCCAATACCCGGCTAAGGCGGGAGGTGCTTGTTCAATTAAAAATTCACTTACTAGACCTGCATCTGCATTGTTAACCAACTCTTGCGTCGCACCCAATACGCCTGCTTCGTTTGTTTGTGCTGCAAGCTGTGCTTGATAAAGCGCTTGTGACATCTCTTGGGATGGTGCCGCTCTGTTTTTAACGCGCGTGGCTAAATTAAGTAGACTATCGTTTCCAGTAGCCGCATTGATTACTGCGCCTTCAGTTTGACCAATAGCCGCAACAGCACGAATAGCTGCATTTATATATCGATTGCCTTGTTCTTGTGGACTGGTAGGTTCAGCAGTCGCCGTGTGCTCCATCCAATAGACTTGGTTTTCATAGTATTTTTTAAACCGTTCGGCAGACATTACGCCTGCTGTTTTCTTGATGCGGTCGTAATTTTCTTTGAAAACTTGGTCAGATGTTTGGGGCACTAATGATGTACTTAACGTATCAAGTAAATTAGGGTTTACATTCGGCTTGACCTGCTTTTGAGGGTCTTCGTAAATGCCTAGTTCTTTCAGTCTCTTTTTTTGTTCTGGTGATGTTCCTTTAGACAAAACATTTTGTATGTCTTGGTATGAAACAGGTTCATACGGTTTATTCAAACTCGAACCCAATAAGGATACTTTATCGCTAATGTCTTTTAGATTTTCAAAGTCATCAAGTGAAACAGCGGCTTGATTTGGGTTAAGTGCGTATTTACCCAATACAGGGTCACTTGCAACAACTTCATTGACGCGCTTTTGAGTGTTTACCTCATCCGCAACAGAAACGATCTGTTCAGGCGTTTCTGTCATCTTGTTATAGTCTAAGCCCAACGAACGTGCAGCCTTACGCGCACGGGCTTCTGTATCTGCGATTTGCGTTGGGTTCTTGCCTTGGTTTAATTCGAATAATTGACCAATTGTCAGATTTGTATTTTGATCAGACATAATAAAAGCACTTAAGACTACGGTTATTTGTAATCTTAAATGCTGTTATTGATTAGACTGCCGTTTGCTGTTGACAGCTTGGTTATTCGCTTAACAATTTGATTTGCTGTCGAGATGTGTACAATAAAACTGCACCAACAAAAAGTGAACATGTCATTGCTAAATAAGCTAGATTCAAGCTTTCTTCACCTTTATCAAAAAACTCTACAAAAGAGAAAAATGGATTGAAAAGTAAGATGTTGAAAAAACTTAAAAATAAAAGCCCTAAAATATTTCCATTTTGCAAACCTATGGTTTTAGAATTATCTAAATAATCCACTTCCTCATCTGATAATATATGACTAAATTTAAGAGTTAAAAAAGCTATAATTATGTTTATGAAAAACAAAAGCATACTGTAAATATTAATTAAATTTTCATATCTGTAATAGCTTTCAAAACTAACAAAAGAGTAAAAGAAAAAGCCTATAACAAATGCGCTGCAAGAAAATGAAAATAAGCTATTTATTAATTTTCTTTTTTCTGTAGTGCTCATTTATTTACACATCCTTTTATGGCAATTAAAATTTAAAGCCCGCTCATCAAAGTATCGCAGACCTGTTTTTGGTTTTCTGAATAGTCAATTCTAAATAAATTACTTGTACCGCCAGAACCACTACTTGATTGCCAAATTCCATAAACTGCTTTTTTACTTGGCGAAGTTAAAAGATATGCTTCTTCAAAATTCAAAGCCCCGAAATTCTTTTCACATACTTTTTTAAATTTAATATTTGCTTTGGTTAAAGACTTAAAAGGTGAGAATTCACAATTATCAAAATTTTCACCAAAACAAATATTTTCATATTCACGCGCAACTGTGGCGGGATATAGAGAAATTGTATTTGGTCCAAATTTACCTACAGTTCCCTCCATCATTACCGACCAAGGAAGTTCGTAAGTACGGTGATCTACAATAGTACTTTTTGTGCCCAGAACATTTACACGCGCAACACCCTTTCTACTTGAATGGAATGTTCCATCTTCTAATTTTTTCTCAACATAAAAGCTGTCAAGCCAAACTATTGATTTATCGTTTGACCGAAAATCCCAATAGAGCTTTTTCTCATTTTTATTCGGCAACAGTTTATAAACTAATTGACCAAATTCCTGTTGAGGTAGTTTTTTTAAAGTAACTGGATACGGCTGCAAAGGCTCTTCGGCAGAAACAGCACATGCGCTAGAAATTAAAAATAAAAGCCCTAAACTAATTTTTCTCATTAAAAACCCCTTCGCATTATTGAATAGTAAGCATTGATATATTCTGAATCCGTAACGTTATTAGGATTTCTACCCTGCTTTTTAAATATATTATCAATTTTTGTCTTCATTGAATCAGTTATATCAGCTTTACTTTTTACTTGTGCATAAACACGGTTCATTTCAACTTTATCTTCAAAGAAAGGCCGTGAAGTAGTGACACGCACTTGGTTATTAATATTTTTCAAAACAACACGGTTTACCTGTTCCCAACTTAGATATCCCCCGTTTTTAGCTTCGGCCTCTCTTAGAGTTTGCATTAAATCCGTTTTAACTGCGTTATAGTGTAAAAGCTGCTTTTTATCTTTTGTATCAGTAATACCAATAGTGCCGAGATAAGGTTTTAATGCACTCGATACAGTGTTGTCATCGATCAAGAAAGTCTTTGGTTTTTCTTTTTTACCATCCTTAAGGCCGTTTTGTTCAGCGTACATTTTAGTAACTTCTTGGTAATCTGAAGGCGACAATTTGTCAGCATACTGATGTAAAACTGATTTTGGTTTACCTTTTAAAAGTTCTTCTTGATTAAGCGTAATCATGCTTAAAACAACAGGATCCGTTTTAACATCTTTCGAGTAAATCGACTTACTCACCGAACGCAAACTATCGATCTGGTTAGGCTCTAATGATGTGATGCTCCCTGCGGGTATCTGTTCAAACGTATATTTTCCAGACACGATGTTTTTGTATAATGTGTCGTATTCTTTGTTTTGACGTTCTTCTTTGGCTTTATCTTGTCCGCTATAGTACCGATCTGTAGCAATCAAGGCCTTTTGCTTAACATCTACCGGAACGTTGCTATTCCAAATATCTTCATAAGCTTGTTCCCGTGTTTTTGCAGGCTTATTTGCATACTTACCAAAATCTTCAGTTAACCATTTATCAATGCGCTGAATGTATTTACGTGTTTCAGTCGCAGGGGGTTGTCCCCCTTTTAAAACAGCAGTAGCGGCATTGCCCCCGCCGTTATAATAAGCCGCAATAACCATTGGGTCTTTGGTTTTATATTTTTTGCTAATCCAGTCAATAAACTCTAATGAAGCATCAATAGTATCTGCGGGGTTATTAATATCCCGCTTGCCATTATTACTGTACTCTTTCCATGTTTCGGGCATAAATTGCATAACCGACTTTGCACCTTTTGGTGATACGGCATCGTTATTTGATTTTTCACCAGATAAACGAATAGCAAGTAAAAGTGGTGCGGCCCAATCCATGCCTTTTTCTTTTGCAGCATGCACAGTGTAAACATCCAAACGCTGATCATTGTATTTGATGTTTTTCATCTGATCGGGTGTAAGACTTTTAAGCTCCTGAGCAATTTTTGCTGATGCTTGCGGGGGAACATTTAAAGCAGGGTTGCTGCCCTCTTGTGTTCCGGTTGTGGCCATATTAACTAAAGATTCGACTTGCTGATCTTCAAGTTTTTGATGAATACGCTGATCTACCTTAAAGCTATCTGCTAATGAAATCTCGTCTTTATATTTATTTTTATAGGCAAGTGCTGCTTTTAAATCACCATTTTCGACAAAGGCGCTAATATTTGTGATGTGGGCCACTGAGACATTTTTAAGATAAATGTTTTCAGCTTCAGTCGCTGCCTTTCCTTCAAGATTCATTAATTTACCTAATGAAGCTTTAAGATTAGCACGGCTTTCATCAATCTTAGTGAAGTCACCAGGGTTCTCGTTTATTTCTCGAATAAAGCGATCTGCAGAAGATGAATAAACGCTTTGTTGATAAACGTCATTTTCACGTACAAAGTAATTTTGTAATGATCCTTTGAACTGAACTGCGTCACGTTCAGACATTTCTTTAAACAAGGCACGTTGACGGCTATTACCTAAAGTATTTGCAATTTGCCCAACACCATCTTGATATGCTTTTGTATAGTAATCTACAAACCCGCCACCGTTGCCATCATCAAAACTTACTACATCTACTCCTTTTTTGTTGCCGTACCCATCGACATCATTATTTTGCAAATGGAGTTTTAATTCAGCGAGTTTATTTTGGGCGTCAATAACACGTACGCGGTCCGCTTCATCTTGGTATGCTTGGTACGCATTTAAACCTGAATTAAGGGCACCAACTAAACTATCGGTTTTATTACCAACTAGGCTTGCCGCTTCGCCTGCTGACATGCCCCCGTTGACTTGTACATTTGGAACGCTATTGTCAGAAACTTGTCGATTAAATTGTGGAATACGCATTAACTAGCTCCAAACCAATTCCAATTATAATTTTGCCATGACGCGCCTTGCGAATTACTGCCACCTATACCATAAAGGCTTGAAGCAAAGTCAGAACTGCCACTAGATGCAGAACCGCTTTCAATCCCGCCCCCTAAACCGCCTTTACCCATACTTGAACCAAATGCGGCAGCAGCTTCCCCACTAAGGTTTAGTATCGTGCTTAATACAGGTCTAATGGACTTCGCAGCAACACGATAATTTTCGGCTTGATTGCGGTAATTTGTGGCTTGAACCTTGTGCCCCCAAGACTGAAGCGCAGCATTGTATTTAATTGAATCAATATCGCCTTGAGCAAGCATCTCTGTTGAAGCAAGTAAATCAATGGCTGAACCTTGTGTTACATCAATGCCATTCTCCGCAAGGGCGTTAATTTGGCTCGATTTAAAGGCCGAAACGTTACGCTGATAATCAGTTACGGCATTGGTACCATCTTCAATAGCTTGCCGAGCCTGATTATCTGAAAGGGTTGCATTGTAAAGGGCGAGCTTTTCTTGTTGCTTAAACGCCTGTTTTTGCGCCTTCATTTTTGCGTAACTGGAAAGCGCTTCTACCCCTTTAACCGCTGCATATGCATATGGATTTGTCATAACGCCCCCATCACGAACGGATGGAACATTTTATTGTTCGCGCCGTATGGTTCTGCTTTTTTTAAATCAAAGCCTAGTCTTTTTAAGAAACGTATAGCATTCTCGTTTTTTTCATACACATGATTTACAAGAACGGCATACTCCGACCGCATTTCCTTTAAAATACTTTGGCATTGTTTGTAAAATTCAAACGGATATTGTTTTATGAAATTCGTGCCAAGTAACCACGGGCAACCAACATTTCCTATTAAACTTGACATTCCAACGCCACAAATAAAAAGCAATTTACCGTTAACTACTACAGTCCAAGCATCACTTGAATGCTTGATAGACATTTTGATCATCCAATGAAAGTTGTCATTGAAGTACGCTTTCATTTCATCTTTATCGGCATCGCGCAGGTTTTCAACAAGAATACGAATATCGCGCTCAGTTGGCTTACGAATTTCAATATTATTTCGTCTCATGTCATTTTTACCTCAATTGCCAATAGCTTCATAGGTAAAGGTTTATCATGTTTTACAGTAATTTGAATGTCACTTTCGTAAGTACTGTCAACTGGTACCTCTATTAAACCTGAATACAATTTAAGAGGGCTACCATAGCGCTCATTACTGCGCGGTTTAAACCCATCGATTGGTGTACGGTCCTCGATATCTTGGTTCGCACCGACCAAAATGTTTTGAGACTCTCTTACTCTTAGGTGAACTTTATTGACGACTTTAGGTTTAACGGGGTCATTTTGTTCTTGAAAAATTGGCAATGTTTGTAGTTCAGCTTCATAATTCAGACCAACCCAAATATTAGATAATTCACGTGGCAGTTTTATTGTGCCGTTTTCTACTTTTACATCGGGTTTAACGCCACCATCTGCAAATACAGATACTGTTTGTCCTTCAAGCCAATCTAATCCGGTTAAAGTTGATGTAGGGCTGCCCTTATACTGAATGCTGCTATCTAAATAGCACTTATCCTGCATATCTAACGGCTGCCTTGTAAGCATACGTTCAATGGTATAAAAACCGTCACGCTCAATAAACGCATATAAAACAGATTGATCATCCTCCGGTATTTCTGCAATAGACAAAAATTTACCGTTGGTGTGATGCTCTGCCCAAGCCCAAACCTGTTGCTTTGGCTCATATGTTAATGAAAGCAAAACACCATCGCCACGTACAAAATATATAATATTCAAAGGGTTACGCAATAACGCACAATCAATAATTTTTTGCCCATCAAAAAGTTGTGGGCACATTATTGATAAGTCAATTGTTTGATAAAAAGATGCGTTGTATCCGCTTGCCAATGATATTTCGTGTACGTGCCCTGTTTGATCAGAGGAAAAAATTGTAGCGCCATCAACTTCAACGGGTGTCACATCATTTGCACCTGTACTATACTGCTTGTTCATGTTCACACTAGCAGCTGTTACGGCTCCATCCGCTGACATTTTCCAAAGGGCCCCACTTGTCAAAATAAGTAAATCACTCATTGTAACTAGGTGTTTTACACCGTTACCATCGCGGGCAGCAAACCTTATTTGAATTGAATCTGTATCTTGAGTAGGAATGTGGTACCCGAAATTGTCATCCGTTGCCGTACGCGACATGCGAATCCATTGGGGCGATTTATAACCGCCGCCATACACTTTTCGCTGCCCGTGATATGCAACTGCGGTCGGGTAAAATTCAAAAGGATTACGAATTAATGGCGGTGTGATTGAACCGTTTGTCTCAATATTATCGTCTGTGAAGCTTGTTTCAGTTGTTTCACCAATAAAGCTTGCTAAACCAGATCGTAGTTTAAAAATGTTATAACGGTTCGCACCTGTTACCGCATCCCATGTAATCGTGTTGTAATTCCCCGCTAGTGTTAAGTCGTTTTGTACAACAACCTTTAAAGATGCAGCAGATTCATTTTGTTCATTAACTGCGGTGACTTGGTAAGAATAATCACGCTCAATGTATGAGTCGTGCATACTTCCACCGGGTTTATACTTATCTTCAATATGGGCAGTTGCGGCAACATTTTGTGGTGTGCCAATGCCATATCCCACTGTAACCAGTTCTGTTATCCATTCCGTTGCGCTCTTACGAATAATTTTTCTAGGTGGATAGTTAGGATGGGTTATTGTCACAACGTCCGCAGATTGAGCATAACGTAGTTGCATTAAATGCTCTTCGGCATACGGTACTGCAACTTCTAAAGGTTCATTGTTTTCATTCAGCAGCATACCGCCGTCAGCAAAGAAATTTATAGCGCCTGCACGAATAGCCAAAACAACGGCTTGCTCTTCACTAAAAACAAAACGGATTAAACGCATTTTGCCCATTGTTTTCGGGTAATGGTGTACGTAGCGGAAGCCTGCACGATAGACAACCCCGCCAAACAGTTCGACATAAAGGTTTTTGCATTTAGCTACACCAGTCTGATATTTCGCCTGATCAATGCGACCAAACATGTCAGGCGAAATTACGCCACCATTAAACGAATATTGCATTTATCGTGCCTCAAACATTGAGCCTGTATGCTCAGGCCGTGCTTCAATCCGATGTTGTTGCAGGTCAATGAAAATTGCTTTGTTCTTTTCAATTTCATAAAGCTGCATCATGGAGATTTGTTTTTGCTCATTCTGTGTCAAAGGGCCTGCTATTCGTGCGGCCAACAAATAAGATAGAGCGGTCTTGAAAGAATCGGGCATTAATGCCAAGTCTTTCACATCGTGAACATAGCGTAAGATTGGTGCGGTATCTTCTGTGAATAGAAGATTGCCTTCTACATAGAATCGGCTGCCTGATTCAAGCTGAAATATGCGGACCTTGTCGCTCGGTAGAACATACGCCGTGCCAAACTCATTCCCTGCATCGACATTCAAGCGAACGCGCTTAACGGCAAACGTCCATTGATGTTCGTTGTCCAACAGCTCTCTACGGCAAATTGGGTAAAAGGTATTACACAATCTTGCATGCTTTGTCGGTTCGGTTAGTTCATTTACAACATAGCCCTGCGCGAGATGCGACAGGGCTAAATTGCAAAGATCAACAATTGATCTCATAGGCTTTACTCAGCTTGTGTTGAGCCTGTCGCGCCGCGGCCTGATGCTTTCGGCTTTTCTTCAACCGGCTTAAACCAAGTTTTTACTTTTGGGTTCACTAAACCCGCAGGCACATAGAACTCTGTACCTACGTCACGAATACCGTGGTAAAAACCTTTTTTGATAGCAACTACTAATGCTTGGTCTGACATCTAAAGTACCTCGATTAAACTGGAACAGTTGCGCCGCTTACAGCGTCATAGTTTGTACGGATATCCGCTTCATTGCCCAACCAAGCCGAAATAGATCCAGTAGGCGCATTGGCAACCGCATAAGACAAACGGATAAAACGTTTTGTCGCACTGTTTACGTAAAAGAACGTACCTTTGTTCAGTTCATCGGCTTTAAACGCTTTTGATGCGGCTGCCGCTGTATAAGTTGTACCGTCCGCACTTTCTTCAAGTGTCACTGTAACGGTAGCATTTGCAGGCCCAACTACATGCCCTTGAAGGCAGATAGGTAAACCCGCTGTACCAACAGATTTATGCACTGTGTCCAAAGTGAAAGTACTAGCACCCGCCGCAATAGCTTGCTTATCGGAGAACTGTAGTAATTTATCAACTAATGCCATGGTTAAATTCTCCTTAAACTACACGGGCTTCAGTGTTAAGAATCACATCACAGATGCGAATCGGCTCACCATCCCATGCTTGAATTTTGCGGCTACCGTCTTTACGGAAGTCTTCAAGAGTCAAGCGCACATTTTTAAAGTGATTGACTTGGCCTTTAAGCGCTTGGTTAACAGTACGGTTCATGTAGATTGCTGTACGTGCTGAACCTGCAAGTGGTAAGAGAGAAAGTGCTTCGTCCAATAAATCAATAAGATTTGCACCAGTAGATGCGTCTTTTGAAAGGTCCGAAACATCAATGTTTGCGATACGAACAACCGAGCGCCAGTCACGTACAGATAAACCCACGTCCCATTGGAAGTATGTTCGCATTGCTTCATAACGGCCGCCTTGCGCATCAAGTACCGTTTGTTGCCCTTTGTCCTGAATATCAAGACCCGCTTGCGTACCTTGCGGATAGAACAAGTGAGTTTTTTCACGCCCCCACTGCACAATGTAAATTGACGTATTGTCAGTGCCTGTACCGCCTGCATCCAGAATGTTTACAGCGTTTGCAGGTGCTACGCCTGTTTCAGGGTCAATAAGATGGTTGTAACGCGTTGCTAAACCGTTAAAGGTAGATACATCACCTGCAACATCACCATAGATAATGTTTTCCATTACCTCTTGTGACATACCCTCTAAGAAGCCTGCATCTTCTTCAGAGCGCCATTGTTTTTTATTTTCGCCTTGAAGGTCGTACAAGGTTTTATCAACTTCTGAATACGAAGTTAACTGACCAGTACTATCAGAGACTTGAACACGTGATGTTTTTTCGGGTTGCACACCATAGTTCAATTTACGCCATGTACCTTTTGGTAAACCTGAGCGAACGCTAGTTTTATTGTGGGTACCACTATTTGCTTCAAGCACTACAGCATCGTCAAGTAAGTCTTGACGTTTGTTGAGTACTTCGATAATCGCCCCAACTTTAGAGTTCGTACCAATGTTATGGGCAACGTCGGCTAATGTTGGGTTTGTTTGTACAATCGTAGGCATCTAAGTATTCCTTATGATTTGTCATACCATACGGTCGCTGGTGCCACGTTCGCTGTATTTGTGCCTTTTCCATGTGTCATGTTGTCACCTTCTAACAACTTACCAACTTCTGTCATAAAGCCAATTACAGCGGGATGGTTACCGAGTCCGCTCTTAAAGAGAATCTTAGAGATTTCAGCGCCACGTGGTAAGCTGAAGGCGCGTTGTGCTGTCAACAGGTTATCCTTCAATTTTTCCCCGCCGTATTCAGGGTCCGCTTTAGCTGCATCAACCCAAGAAGCAATCACTTTTTGCTGTTCCTGCGCTTGTCGTTGTTGCATTTGCACGCCTAAATCGACAAGTTTTTGCACCGCTTCTTGCGGCATTTTGAACTGCTGCCCAAGTTCCTGAAGGGTTTTTGAATCTTCTGGATTCAGAGAGTACCCTTCAGGCATAGTGAAATCTGTGTATTGAATTGGTTGTTCTGCAGGCGGTTCTTCACCACCTAATAAAACTTCAGGCTTTGTTTCAGTGTTTTCTGTAGTAGTGCTTGTAGTAGGTGTGGTTTCAACCTGAGTTGTAGCAGGATTGCCCCCACCTGTTTCAGTAGCAGTTGTAGTTACAGCAGGTGTATCCGTTGTAGTAGCGGTAGTTGCTGCATCAGTTGCTGTCGTAGTTGTTGTCACTTCGCTCATGGTTCACCTTCTCTTTAAGTTTTGAAAATCGTTGTTTCTGCATGTCTAGCCATGCATCTGAATTGGCTTGTGTGATTTCACCAAGGATGTATAGGCCAAACTCTCGGCGGCCTTCCATGAAAGCAAAATCACTGATTTGTGACCCACCGCCATAGGTGGGTTGAAATATGCTTGCCCGATCAATTAATCGCATTAGAAAACGTTTACCGTGTTCCGTTTCCAAGATTGAGCGCAGGTCATTTAGTTCCTGGTCACGTTCACTCTTATTTTCTTTAGCTTTGGTTTCTAAATCGCTCATGCGCCACCGCCTTGCAAGAACATGTCAGACAAAGTTTCTGCATCTGTATCGCTTACGGTCTTAACCGTATTGGCGTTAGTGTTTTGCGTTTGTGCTTGTTGGGCAGCAAGGGCTTGTTGCTGTGCAATTTGTTGTTGTGCTGCACGGTCACTACGGATTTGGTCAACGATACGTTGAGGACGGAAAATATCAGGCGATACGCCGTTAATCTCTGCGTATTCATCCATAAATTTATCTGTATCAACTTTATCAAGTACTTGCGGGTCGACTTGGGCTACTTGCCCAATCATGGCAAGGGCACGTTCAAGAATTGCCGAACCAGAAGATTTCTGTGCAAGTGCAAGTATGGATACGAAATTGATTTCGACATCGGCGTTTTGAATAGCTTCTGGTGCAATTTGGCGTAGGTATTCACTGTTTGCTAATACACGCTCAACGCAGATTTCAACGAGAGGACGCAATAATTCATCAATTTGACGTTCTACTACCGGACCAAGCATGAGCATCTTTTCAGATTTGCGTTCATATACTTCTGTAGCGGTCATTTTGCCTTTATCAAAAGCATCAAGCATCATGAACAAATCTGTATGAAATGCGCGTTTAACACGCTCTTGACATTGTGCAATCTGCGCCATAACACCGTTCAAATCGAATTGCACATTCAACATTGCTTGAACTTGTGCAACTTGGCTCGTTGGTGACGCTTGGTAAAATGCAATACCGTTTGGCAATGTCTCACGCTCATGACCTTTCAAGTAATCAGGTAAAAGCAAAGGCGGTCGAACTTGATAGTCCACACCTACTGCAATTTGTTGATGACCTTTCTGTAATGCACGTAAATCACCAATGCAATCGCTTGCAGGTCCTTCGCCGTACACATCACTACTTGAAACAGTCCAACGTCCGCAAATAACCTGAAAACTCATTAAGCCACTTTCGCGTAGCAATTTATTTGATGAACTTGGTTCATAGTAAATTGAAGCGAAAGGCATGTTTTTAGGTCCATACCCTTTTGCATCTACTCGTTCATAAATTGCATGGCAAACTTCAAACTCTTGTTCGTAGTTTTTATTTTCAAACGCGTTCTTAATAGCATCCGAAACGTTATCCAATCCAAAATATTTAACCATGTTGATAGAGGTTAATTTGAATTTGCGATAAACGCCGTTCGGTTTATTAAACTCGTCCGTTGTGATAGCAAACTCACCGAAAGTAAGCGGTATTAAATCCATGAGTTGAGCTTTTGAATTGCGGCCATGTTCAGGAGCTAGTGCCGCACCGATGCCGAAAGCGCCTTCTTGCATGTAAATATGATGCACAGTTCGATAAACATTGCTTTTTGAAAAAGCAACATAACAAGCATCCTCAACAGCTTTAAGCCATTGGCGAACTTCAATATCCTTTTGCAATGATTCATCTGCGGCTTGCAAGGTGAACCATTTACGACTTGGCGAACAAGTGCCCGATACCATACCCGCTGCAAGGGTTTTCAACGAGTCTTTACCAGTGTTATCAACAATTTTGGACCATGCAGATCGGTCATGCTTTTCTTGGTCTTTAATCGTTTTGATGGCAGCAGGCAAAACGTGTAATGCTAATTCGGCACAATAATCGTCCATATCATTTACACGTAATTGCCAAACAGCATCAAACCGTTTTTTCAGCGCTCTGATATCGTCTTCAGTCATCTTAACCGCCTAATAAAGTTTTCTTGCCTAAGCGCAAATCTTCGTCACTCACGCCTTGAGCATCGGTATAAAGCGTATTTGCAATACCACCAGACATGGAGTTTTGTGCTTGCTGTACACGGTCAATAGTCGCGGATGAATCAGGAGATTTTGAATCTTGGCGCGTTGGTTGCTTTGGCGGTGCAATGACTTGCGCCTTAGGTGCATCCATCCCAAGAATATTGGTTACGCCGTCAAGAATATTTTTCACGCACATTGAAGGACTCCGATTAGTTTTGCCTTTTTCGACATTATGCGATTGGCACATTGAAAAGGCCCTGTTTCCTGTTGACACTACGCGTATGGGTCGTAATCACGTCTAGCTGCAGAAGCATTAATCGTCTGCATAATGTGGCGTTTAGGTGTATCAATTTGCGCATTGATAATTGCAGAGCCGTAGTCAGGACTGCGGCCAATACGCTTAACGATATCTTCCCTTGATTCGACCTTGATGTTTGTGCCTTGTAATGACCAACGTGGTGCGGTTAAGTCGGCTAAAAGTTCAGGCTCAGGAGGTAATGCAACTGTGCTTCCATATGCAGGGTCTAAAGATTCGCGAAATTGCCACCAAAGTTGTGAACGTAGGTTGTAAAAACTAAGTTGCCCTGAGCGGTCGAAAGAAGTTGCAGCATTACGTACATCTACAGGCACCACATGAATACCTGATTGCTTTAAGAAATCGTAAGTACTTGCACCTACACCAATCACATCGACATGAATGGGCGCATGGTCACGAACATGTGATACAGCAAACGATGCACTTGCCGGCCCATCTTTAGACTGAATGCCCTCTAATACGTTTGCCTTGTTATACCAAAAACCATGACGGCCATAGCCAATAGTGTTGTCTTTACCGCCACGTGCAACGTCTAAGCCGTATGAATCCATTGGAAACACACCCTTGTACATAAGGCGCATTTCATCTTCTGGTTTCCAACGTGCTTGTGCAGCTTCTACCCAAGCTGTCGGGATAACTTGCCAAGGATCATCTTCAATACCCGCACCGAAATCGCCGTATAACATTTGTGACCTCAAAGGTTCAGGCAATGCTTGTAAAGTACTCATGTAGCCTGTTTCCATGTAGTACTTGTTATCTGTTACACGTGCAGGAATGAACGTCCGTGACTTGGGCTTAATAATGTGTTCAGGCTTGTAATCCTTTGGGTCGAAGTCATAAACAATTTGATCATCAATAAGTACAAATGGTTTATTACTTTCAACTTCCTGCTCCTTGCCTTTTACCATCGCGAACCAACGGAGTTCACCGGGCTTTGCAGGGTTCGGATGCCCCTTCTTAATCCAAGGTGCAAAGTAATCAATTACCCATCGCCCTTCTGCTGTAGTGGGTGGGTTGAAGGTCATTAGGCATTTGGATTTGATTGTTGGGTCTGATGAACGATTCCACCCCATCACAAAGCGGGCTTGCGATTCACGAATCTCTGTGGCTTCATCAAGTGCCTTGAAATCATGAGCACGACCTTGCCAACGCTTCTCATCACCCAAATTATCAAGTCCACCAAATTCGATTAAACGGCCATTGCCCAAGTTCCAGAATGATTTTTGTGAGTTATAGCCATTCTTATGGCCTAGAATTTCTTCACAACGCTGTACGATACCGTCTGTTTGCGCTTTCTCTCGGCGTACAACCAAGCTACGTTTATGTACTGTTAAGAATGAACCAACGATTAAATCCGTTTTACCGCCCCCTGCTGCACCGCCATAGCCAATAACATCGGCTTGAGATAAATACGCAGCCATTTGCGGGCCTTCCAATGGAAACCAAATAGGTGCATCGGCAAGTAGTTTTGCTATTTCTGCTTGTTCATCTTCATTGAGCGTTAATAGATATTGCTCAATCTCTGATTCATCCATTTCGGCAAGCAGTGCAAGGATTTCATCATCAGTTGTTTTGGTCATACATTCCCCAATCTTCAGGTCCAAATACAATGCTGTAACCGATTACACAGATGAGCCAAATTTCAGAACGATCAATGTCTACCTTGTCGCCAAACAACTTGAAATAAAGACCTATAAAGAATATGAACAACACCCAAGTGAAATATGAAAATGCTTTTTTTTGGCTGATAACTTTAAATTTGACCAACAATAAAGTTCCCAAGGCATTAATATTTGCTGCGATCAACACTAGAATAATTGTGGCAGTAGTCATCATTCTTCAGGCTCCCATTCACAATGTGGATGGCGTATATATTTATTACCGCTTTCATCAATGCCTATGTCATAGGTCTCATAGCCTGCCGTCTCAGTGCCGATTTTGCGAATGATCGGTTGCTTGCAACATGGGCACTCTTCAAGCTCTGGTGTAATCACTTGGTCGTTAGAATCAAACTGCAATTGGCCTAATGCAGACCAATAAATCTTGCGTAGCTCAGGCGTGTCTTGCAGGTTGTGAAATGCAAGTTCAAATTGATATGTGCATGATGTGTTGTGTACCTTGCGTGAATGATCTTTTAGGTGCTTTGTAATTTCATTTTGTACATGCGTCATTGTTCGACCTAAGCACCTTTTGTAAATATCCCATGCACCGTTTAGGCGAATTACTGCATTGTCAAAGCCTGAAAAACTTGTGTGGTATTTGCTGTCATCACCAAACCAAATGATTGTTGGATGTAGACTGCCTAATATTTCTTTAATTTCAGGCAAGCTTTCAAATTGTTTACGCATCGTCTTTCCCCTTATTTTTAGCCTTAGCCTTTTTCAACTTGGCAAGAAGGCTTAACTGTGTGCTTGCTGCCTTTGGATCGGTTAGCGGGTTTTCTGGGTCGTTGCCGAGTTCTACACGGTCTTTGAACATACCGATGTGCTGACCTGCTTTAATCAAAGCCGCCACTTGGTCATTCATTTTGATTTCTATGCCGTGCTGAGATTCTTTAATGCCTGCATAAAGCATTTTTGCTTGGTCGCTTACACGTGTTGTATCTGCAATAAACGTATAGCCAACGCCTTCGCCGCGGCATTCTGGGCAATCTGGATTAGGCGCTTTGAGACGATCAAAATCTAAACCGCCTTCACATTTTGGTTCAGGTGCATTCGTGTCGTGTGCGTGTTGAATTGCTCTTTTAAATTCGCCTACTGTCCATTGGTAATTGTGGTCAATACCCCAACAGAATCGGCAGTTAACACGCATATATCGCATTAATTCGTTAGGATCAGCGGTTGCCATTTCCCATAAGCGATTTAATACCTTGTCTTGAGTGATCTTGTTGCGTTCTGCAAGTTCTTTTTCGCCTTCTTCAATGGCTTTTTTAACTTCAAGTTTTTTCAAGTTCTGTTCGCCGATTGAATATGCAGTTTTTGCAGAATATCCTGCGCGAATTGCAGCTTGCGTTGCATTACGATCAATCAGATATTCATCAACAAATCGTTGTTGTTTTCCACGTAAAGCCATTAGAAGACCTCCTTATAGCAATACCCTGTGCAAATACGTCTGCACATCTCATGGGAAATTTCGTATTTATGACCAAGTTGTCTATAAGACATGCCCGATTTATGTAGTTCTCGTATATTTTTCACGTCATCCTCTGTAACTTTTGGCTCAGAGCTACGCTTTACTTTGTCTTTCACTACAAATTCAGGGAGAAAAGCCAAAACAGGCATGGGGCGCGCTCCTCCAAGTCGTTAATTTTTTCGTTTTTGTCTTTGGAGTGACGTTAGTGACGTTATTTATTCTTTTTTCCTAAAAGTCCTATATATATAAATAGAAATTAAGGGAAAAACGCACTTTAAACGTCACTAACGTCACTCGTTAGACTTGCCTACACCAACAAACACGCAGAAATTTGCGTATACGCAAAAAACTACGTGTTCAATCCTCATTGCTTACTGCTCTCATCCGCAAATAATTCGGAATCAGGAGTTACGGAAACCCTAATACCTGCAAAAAGCCTTTTGCCGCCTGTACTACGGATTAACTGAAATCTGCTACTAAGCCGACGACCTAGCGCCCTTGATGAAGGGATATAGCGCAATTCGTTACGTGCTTTTGCGTAAGTCTCCCAACTCACCCAAAGGTTTTGAGACGTTTCGCGATAGTCACCAAGCTCGCAGCATTCACTGATCCAGTCCTTCAAAAGGTCCATTTCATCGCGATATTCGTCACGTGCTTCTTTCGTCTTGTTCGGCTCGTTCAAGCCGTCTTGCTGATATTCAAGTGCCCCACGCACAAGCCAAGCTAAAACGCCCTCAAGTTCACCTAACAACTTTTCAGATCGGTTTGGGTCTTTAACAAGGGACTCGTCAGCGTCATAATTTCTTTGGAAAGGAATCATCATTAAGCGACGCCAAATACCATGGTCACCGCCTTTAATGATTGGCTTATGGTTCGTTGGCATTACAACGGTCCACGTTGGCTTGAACTCAACAGAAACTCGCGAATAAAGACCGCGGGCCGTGATGGATTCACCGCCTGTCATGGATTTAACCAAGCCTTCTTTTAATTCCTTGTTTTCTTCCGGTTCACCGACATAGACAAAACGGGCACCACGTAAACGCAATAAATCCTCACGCGCACCGCCTGCATTACTTCGGCCTTCACCTAAGAATGTTTCAGCGGGCGTCATCTTGGCGTAATCACCAAGTGCTTTGAAAATGGTTGTAAGTACGGTCGATTTACCGTTAGAGCCATCACCGAACGGGATGACCATAAGGTTTTCTTTTGGATTACCTAAAATCGCGTAGCCCATTAAACGACGGAAAAAATTAGACATTTCTTCATCGCCATAGAAAGCGTCAAGAACTGTCTTTTCAAATAATGGGCATTTCGCTTTAGGGTTGTAATCGACACCAGTGCTATATGTGATTAGCAATTCTTGGTTAGGCTTAACCAATTCACCATCACGCAAATTCACCGCGCCGTTTGCACAGCCCAGTAAATAAATATCACTGTCTAATTCTTTGATCGGAACCAATACACGCGGGTCGGATTGTGCAAGCGTCACCATGTTTTTGACCATGAACGCCTTTTGAGACATTGCACAGAATTGATAGAACTCGGCACGTTGCGCATCGTCATCAATCTTTTTAGCTTCGTCACCCATAGCCAAAACAGTTTGCTTTGCATACTGCTCGATGACCATGTTCACGCACGATTCCCAATAAACACCATTCCATCGGTACCAGGTATTTGTTTCGGCAATAAACATAATTTCATTGCCGTACGCGTCTAGCATTCTTGAAGCATTACCAAATTCAGTCATCGGGCGCTTTTGGGCATCATCAAGTGCAATTTGCACTTTGCGACCACCCATTGCGATATTCACTTCACGCGCTGAAATACTGATCTTGGTTAATTGCTTGAAGCGCTGACGGATAAGTCCCGATAGTTCAGTACGTAAAGCAAGGTCAGTACCTGCAACCTTGCCTGCTTCTTTGGCTACAACCTGCAAAAGCTCTTGTTGGTCACGACAATCAGCAATCTGATTTTTAATGTCAGCAAGAATCTGCCGTTTCTCTAATCTAAGTTTTGCTTGTTTAGATTCACGACCTGTTTTAAGTAACCAGTGCGCTGTGATGATAGTTGAACCCGTACCGCTAAACGTACCCCAACGGTATTCGAGCTCTTCAAAGCTAACGTAATTCGATGCGGTAGAACTCCATTCATTCCATAGTTCGAGAGCAACGTCACTGCCGTCAAACTCATGATGTAAAGACATCCCCACGCGCAACCAAGTGTCATAATCTTCATTGTCTATATGTTCTAAATATTTTTTTGCATCATCCAACGACCAACCGATTGTTGCCGTGGTCGTCATTAATAAATCTTCTTCATCCGCGAGTTCGCTAGACGTCAAAGCACCAATACGTGACTTGCTGTTTTTAACACGCACAAAGCCGTGTTCTTCAGCCATTCGTTCAAAAGCTTTTACCGCTTCTTCGACCTGTTCTTTGGTAATGGTCGGCAAAGCGTTAGCAGCAAATTCAGTCAGCCCACCGAAGAAATCAACCCACTCATACGGTTTACCCGTATCAGGGTGAACATGGTACGCGACGAATTGTTGACCGCGCCCAAGCACTTCGATACGATGTTTGTGTATTTCTTTAAAAGGTTTATCTACTTCGGCAGGATCGGCAAACCACGCCGAAGTTGATTTACCCCAATCAGAATCTTCAGCTCTATACACCAGTAATATCTTTGGTGCATTCCCGACACGTTCACAGCTCACACCTAAATTATCACGGCACCATTCTGCAAAACGGTGTGATAATTCTGCGTCTGTTACGTCAATATCAACTGCACAAATTGGGAAAGGCCCTTGACCTGTTAAAATACCTACGCCTTGATTTGCAAAGCGCGGTATGTCACTGGCAGTAAGCCGAACGTTTTGCCACCCATCCATAACAGGACGTTTTAAACCTTGCTTGATCGGCACAATCATGTAGTGATGAGCAAGTAAGGTTTTTCCGTGTTCCTTGAAATAGCTCATACGTCACGCACCTCACAGAAAGGTGAAACGTGATGATCTAAATTGCTATCGTCGCCCATGTCATCAATTTGTGGCGTGAGCTGAAGCACTGAAACAGCTTGTGCACCAGTTAAAACCTTGTAGGTAAATTGAGGGGGTGTTTGATATAAAACGTTTTCAGTAGCGCCACAACGTACACAAGTTTTGCCAATGCCATTTGAGTCATGCGCCCAAAAATGTTTTGAGCATTCTTTAGGGCCAAAAATATTGATCGGATTTGTCATATCAACGCCCCCATTCAACTGAATAAGAGTTTCGTAATGGTCGGTAGGTATCCGTGTTTGCAAGAGTTTGCTTACATTCACATGGAGCAAATCCGCAAGTACCACAAATTGCATGCGGTACGCTCTTTTCTTGTTCCAATGCAATGAGAAAAAGCAAACAGCTAACTGCATGTGCTAAATGTGATTCACCCGTTTCAGGGTCTAGTGTTTGCCCATCCCACCATGCATTTAGATGTCTATGAGCTGCATCGAAATAACGTGTTTCTGCATTGGCAACTTTGCGCCAATTGTCTTCTGAATATTTACGCGCACCGAATTCAAGTACATTGATTACGGGCGCAAGCGAACCTTTTGGAATTAACGAGAAACGCGGCTTCGCGTTATCAAATTTTTGACCTTCAGTCATTCGGCATTCTCCTCTTGTGTGAGGTCTTCGAAATACCCTTCTGTTACGTAGCGTTCAGGGTAAAGAAGCTCTAACTCAGAGATTTCTTCGTTGAAAAACTTTGAAAGGTCTGCTGCTAGTTGTAAGGACGGCTTTTGATTGCCCTTTTCAATACGCGATAAGTTCCCCGCGTCAGAACCAACAGCCGCCGCTACTTCCGCAAGGGAATAATTATTTTTCAGTCTGATTTGACGAAGCGGTGTAGACATTTTTAATTACCTTTCATCCTACAATTAGACTCATGTTGCATTAAACGCAACAATTTATCAAGACTTGTTGCGTTGAAATTTATTGCGTCAAACGCAAACTTAATAATAAAATTTCTCAACAATGCTAAATAGCGCACATTTGGAAAAACACATGAAGGCCGGACTAGGTAATGCAATTAAGCAGTTGAGAGCAGCTAAAAAGATGAGCCAACAAGACCTTGCAGATAAGTTAGGGGTCGATAAGGGCAATGTTTCCCGCTATGAATCTGGTAAACAATTTCCCGATATAGATAAGCTCGAAAAAATTGCTTCAGCTTTTAATGTGACAGTGTCAGCGCTATTTGAAATGGCTGAAGGTATTGAACAGCCTAACGTTACAGGCCTTCGCAAAAACAATAAGCTCCCTGTACTTTCTTGGGTACAAGCAGGTGTTTGGACAAATGCAGAAGCTGTTGATTTATCAGAAGTAACAGAATGGTTGCCTGCACCCGATGATGGTTGTGAAGATTGTTTCTATCTAAAAGTAAAGGGCGTTAGTAATGAGCCTGAATTTTTAGAAGGTGATTATATTTTAGTAGACCCATCTGTTTATTATGCCGATATGCAATCGGGCGATGTAATCGTTGTTCGTAAACATTCCGATGCAACTTTTAAGAAATTAATCATTGAATCTGACGGCTCAAGATACCTTCAAGCCATCAACCCAAACTTTGTTCCAAACATCATTCCCTTAGACGAAGATTGTATTTTTGTGGGTCAAGTTATCGATTCAGTACGCTATGTATATCGTGCAAAACGCCGTACAAGATTTAGTTAAAACTTTAATTCATTAATTTTCAATGACCTGCTTTAAAAGCAGGTTTTTTTATGCATATTTTTAAAAAGTTGCACTTGACGCAACTTAATGTTGTGAGTAACTTATCAATCATGTTGAGACAAACGCAACAAGTGAGATAAAAACCATGACAACAGATATTCATACATGGCGCAGCCTAATCTGCCAAGACCTTATCAAAGCGGGTTTAACAAACTCAAAAGATATCGTTGCACAAGCTTCAAACATCGAAGTTTATGTATTTGGTGATACCAAAACGGCAGAAGCAAAGCCAGAAATTAAAAACGCAGAAGTTAAAACCTCTAACCCTGCAAAAACTCAAACGGTTAAAGAAACCAAAGCAGAAAAGGTTGAAGAAGTACAAGAAACCAAATCTGAAACTGCACCTGTTGAAGAGCCAAAAGATGAAGTTGTTGAAGAAACAACTAAATCAGAAATCACTGAAAAAGAAGTGAAAGACGCTTGTTTAGCAGTAGCTAAAAAAGACCGTGCTGCACTTTTAGCCATTTTAAGTGCTGTAGGCGCTTCAACTGTTGCAACCATTCCCGCGGATAAATACGCAGAAGTAATCGCAGCTTGTGAATCAGCACTTGCATAAGGAAATGCATATGAATACTCAAACCCATTTTTTAAATAAGCGAATCAAAGCCGTGTTTACAGTTGGTGAGTTAATTGGTTTTACCATTGCCCTGTTCATCATTATTGCCTTGGCAGTTGTAGCAGGCTTTACGGCAGCTCAATAAGGATTAAGTCATGACAGCACATGCAAAATTAAGTCCTTCTTCGGCTCACCGTTGGATGCGTTGTGCAGGTAGCGTAATTCTTGAGAAAGACCTACCTGACAGCAGCTCAGAGCATGCCGATCTAGGCACGGCTGCGCATTTCCTTGCTTCGGAATGCTTAGAGCAAGATAAGAATGCAGCGGATTTTGAAGGCCACACAATTGTCATTATCAAAGGCAACGCCCTTTGGATTGATGAAGCCACAGAAAGCCCTGTTTCTAACTTCTTCACAGTAGAAGCAGAAATGGTTGAGAACGTCCAAATCTATTTAGATGCGGTGCGTTCCCAAGCTGAAGGCAACGAGTTGCTTGTAGAACAGCGTGTTGATTTTTCCGAGTTTGTAGGTGCAGAAGGTTCTTTCGGTACAAGCGATGCAGTTGTTCTAACCGAAACTGAAATTCAGGTCCACGACTTGAAATACGGTAAAGGCGTAAAGGTGGATGCAGAAGGCAACGAGCAACTTGCGCTTTACGGTTTAGGTGCTTTGGCAACGTTCGGTATGTTCGGCGACTTTCAACAAGTACGAATGGTTATCCATCAACCACGCTTAGGCTATCAATCTGAATCTGTATTAACAGTAGAAGAGCTTTACGACTTCGCACGTGATGCCAAGGCTTCTGTTTCTCACATCCATTCTTTAGAAGCAGGATTAGATGAAGGCGATATGGGTGCAATTGCGGACCTAGACAGCTCATTTAATCCGGGTGAGAAACAGTGCCACTGGTGTAAAGCAAAGGCAACTTGCCCTGCTTTACAAAAGCACTTGGTAGAAACCATTGCATGTGAGTTTGAGGATTTAACCCAACTCGATTTGCAAGAAGAAATCACCAATGCAACGGCACAAGTTCCAAGTTTAGAGAATGAACAGTTGAGCCGAATGTATGCAGTTATCCCCCTTCTCGAAGGATGGATTAAAGCGGTCGATTCAGCGGTTCACCAAAAGATGCATGCAGGTGAAGCGATACCCGGCTTCAAGATGGTTCAAGGCAAGAAAGGTAATCGCACTTGGACCGATGCAGAAGAAGCGGAAAAACTGCTTAAGAGCATGCGTCTTAAAACTGAACAGATGTATGACCTGAAATTAATTAGTCCAACAAAGGCGGAAGCTCTCAAGAAAGATGAAGCTATCGGCCCGCGCCAATGGACAAAAATTGAAGCCCTTATTACTCAGGCGGACGGTAAACCTACTGTCGCACCTGAAAGCGACAAACGTCCCGCTTTGGACATGAAACCACAATTTGAAGATTTAACAGTATCGGAGTAATAACCATGAAAATTCGTTTAAACAATGTACGCCTTGCTTTCCCTGCTTTATTTGAAGCTAAAACTGTAAATGGCGAAGGCGACCCCGCTTTCTCTGCGTCTTTCATTCTTGCTAGTGATCATCCGCAGCTTGATGAAATCCGTAAGGCGATGGACAAAATGGGTGCTGAAAAATGGGGCGCAAAATGGCCTCAAGTTAAAAAAGAAATCGAAACCAAAGACCGCATGGCTTTGCACGATGGTGACACTAAAGGCGATTACGAAGGTTACGCAGGTAACTACTTCATTTCAGCACGTAATAAAACGCGTCCAACAATCTTCGATCGTGACGGTAAAACACCGTTAGTTCAAGCAGACGGCAAACCGTATGCAGGTTGCTACGTGAATGCTGCGATTGAGCTTTGGTGCCAAGACAACAACTACGGCAAACGTATCAATGCATCCCTTCGCGGTGTGCAATTCCTGAAAGACGGTGAAGCGTTTGCAGGTGGTGGCGTAGCGTCTGAAGACGATTTCGAAGACCTAAGCGCAGATGAAGAAGGCGCGGACCCGTTATTCGCATAAGCATATGAGTGAGCCAGTGCGTTAGGAGACCGGCGCTAATCGACAAGCCATGAGTGTCGATACTGGAAATAACCATGGCAGTAAACGATTTTGCACCTTGACTCAGAAGGCGTTTACCGCGGTCACTGCGATAGTGTGACCCGAATTTTTAAATCCTAAATGAGGAAAACAACAATGAATAATTTAACCGATGTACCTCAATTTCTTGGTGACCTAAAAAACGGTGTAGCTGAAAAGCAACTAGGTCTATTCCTTTCAACTGTAGCAGGTGCCGTAGTGACTCACGGCAAAGCAGGCAAAGTTACTTTGGAATTAACCATTAACCAGATTTCTGACAGTAACCAAGTCGAAGTTGCCCACAAAATCAATTTCAAAGCCCCAACCGAAACAGGCGATAAAACCGAAAATGCTAGTGGCAAAACCCCTATGCATGTTCTTCAAGGCGGCAAATTGTCTTTAATGCCTGAACGCGTCAAAGCCGAAGATTATCTAAACGGCTAATCCTTTTCCTACCAAACTTTATAAGGTAAATAACACATGGAACAACTAAACGTAGACAAAATCGCAGCGCTAGCAATTGCAGCACAAGGCAACTTACCTGTTCAGGTTGATAAAACCGCTTCAATTGCAATCGTACCTGAAGGTTTTAAGGTCCATAGCACAGAAAAATTTAATGCTTTGCGTGACCGTTTCCGCGGCACTTTCAACACAAGCAATATTGATTCGTTTGTTGAGTATGCAAAAGCACGTGGCGTTGCAGGCTTAAAAAATTTCATTAATACCCGTAGCACACTTAAAGCAGAAGCGTTTTTTAATATTGGTAACGAAGCCGACCCTGGTCATGCTGACGACACTGCCGTTTTAGTTTTAGATAAAAAGCCTGAATTTATTGCTTTTGAAATTGCTAATACCCGCCGCTATAACCAAGAAGATTTAATCGATCTGTTAGACGATTGGGCCGAGTTCATTACCCTTCAAGGTAAATCTACTGGTGAAGATGGGGCAACCTTAAATACCGTAATCCCATTCGATAAAGGCATTCGCTCATTACGCAAAGTAAAAATTGCTAAAAACGCGGAATTAAACAGCCATGTTGCTGAAATGGGATATCAACGCAGTGCTGCAGAAAGCCTAGAAGCTACAGGCATTGATGAAAACTTACCTACTGCAATCGTGTTGAACACTGAAAGCTACAAAGGCCTACCTATTGAAGCTATCACCATTTCCCTTCGTATTTCCGTAAATAACTCTGAACCTACATTTATTTTGCGTTTTGTAGGTAAAGACAACCACGACCAAAAACGTGCTGATCAATTTATCGAAATCCTGAAAGGAAAATTAGCCGAACTTCAAGGCGAATTCTACCAAGGTGTTTTCGAAGCATAACCCTAAAAGCATCTCGCATTTTGCGGGTTGCTTTGGAAAGTGAATGTATTGCTGACCCTCTGCGTTCACTTTACCAAAGCAAAATAGGAATTATAAAAATGGATGACATCCTTTGGCTTGACCTTGAGACATATTGCGAAGTGCCAATTAAAAACGGCACACACGCTTATGCAGAACAAGTTGAAATTACCGTATTTGCTTGGGCGTTAAATGACGGCCCTGTTCATGTTGAAGATGTTGCATCAAATCCTTTATCAAATGAACTTTGCAAATTACTGAATGATCCAAATGTAAAACTTATCGCTCACAATTCGCATTTTGACCGTACCGTTTTACGCCATGCTTTACCAAAAATGGGCCTTGATATTGTTCTACCAATCGAACGTTGGGAAGACACAATGGTCCAAGCTTTGAGCCATTCTTTGCCCGGTTCGCTTGATTCACTTTGTGAAATTTTCAAGATCGATCAAGACAAGGCGAAGGACAAAGCAGGTAAACAACTTATTCAGCTTTTCTGCAAGCCCCGCCCTGCTAATCAAAAATTACGCCGCGCTACCCGTGAAACGCATCCGCTTGAATGGGCGCGTTTCCTTGACTATGCCAAAAGCGATATTTTGGCGATGCGCGAGTTACATAAACGCATTCCGAAGTGGAATTATCGTGGAGCTGAATTAGCACTTTGGCACCTTGACCAAAAAATTAATGACCGTGGCGTTTGTATTGACCTTGATCTTGTTGAATCTGCAATTGAAGCAGTAGACAAAGCGCAAAAAGGATTGGCAAAACGCACCGTTGCGTTAACCGATGGTGAAGTACAGGCAGCTACCCAACGCGATGCAATGCTTAAGCATATTCTTGAAGCGCATGGTGTTTCGCTGCCAGATATGCAGAAATCAACTTTAGAGCGCCGTATTAATGACGACTCTTTGCCACTTGCAGTTCGCGAATTGCTTGCCATCCGTTTACAGGCTTCAACTACCAGTACAGCAAAATACGCCGCGCTCGCTAAAGGTGTTAGCTCAGACGGTCGATTACGCGGAACTTTACAGTTTAACGGTGCATCGCGCACAGGACGATGGGCGGGCCGATTATTCCAACCGCAAAACCTACCCCGTCCTACGCTCAAGCAAGATGTAATTGACGAAGGCATCGAGACTTTAAAAATCGGCTGCGCGGATATGTTCTATGAAAACGTCATGGAACTAACAAGCTCTGCAATTCGCGGTTGTATCTGTGCGCCAGAAGGCAAAAAACTCGTTGTAGCCGATCTATCAAACATTGAAGGCCGTGCCCTAGCTTGGCTTGCGGGTGAAACATGGAAACTCAAAGCGTTCTATGACTTTGATGCAGGCGAAGGCCATGACCTTTATAAATTGGCTTATGCAAAATCGTTTGGTGTATCACCTGAAGACGTAGACAAAGAACAACGCCAAGTCGGTAAGGTTCAGGAATTGGCTTTAGGTTATGAAGGCGGTGTAGGCGCATTTTTAACGTTCGCAGCTGCATACGGCTTAGACCTAGACGACATGGCCGCACAAGCTTTTGACAGCATTGACCCAAGCATAATGAATGAAGCAATCCGCGCTTGGGAATGGCACAAGAAAGAAAAGCGCACCACTTTCGGTTTAAAGAAAAACACATGGTTAGTGTGTGATTCGTTCAAACGCTCATGGCGTTATGCGCATCCAAATATTAGTGCATGGTGGAATGAGCTTCGCGTGGCAGCAATTAATGCCATTAACAACCCCGATAAGCCCTTTCCATGTCGCAAAGTTATTTTCATTAAAAAAGGCTCGTGGCTTTACATCAAATTGCCAAGCGGTCGTTTCCTTTGTTATCCGGGTGCAAAAGCGGACGACAACAGAATTTCTTACATGGGCAATAACCAGTACACACGTAAATGGGAACGCCTTTACACCTATGGCGGTAAGTTTGCTGAGAACATTACGCAAGCAGTTGCACGTGATGTTCTCGGTCACAACATGCCATTAATCGAGATTTCAGGTTACGAAATTGATTTAACTGTACACGATGAAGTGATTACAGAAGCCGATGACGTACCTGAATACAACCACGAACATTTATCAAGCCTGCTTGCTACCAATCCCGAATGGGCACTTGATTTGCCTTTAGCTGCAGCGGGCTTTGAGTCATATCGCTATAAGAAGGACTAAAACGATGGAAAACATCAAAATTGAAATTCCAATGCAGGTATTGGATGCAGCAACAATTTGCACAGCAATTAAAGACATACGTTTTTATTTAAATGGCGTGGCTATTAATAAAGGGCATGTTGTTTCTACCGATGGTCACAGAGCATTTGCATGCAAGATCGACGGTTTAAATGAAGAAATCAACTTCATTATTCCAACTGAAGCTGTAAAAGCCTTTATTAAAAAAGTACCAAGTAAAAACCGTAAGGGGCATTGCACCATCGTAATTGATCGTAGTACACAGCAAGGAAAAATTTCAAACTTTCCTCTACAAGTGCATGAGCTTTTCATTCCTATTGATGGGAAATTCCCTGATTGGCAACGTATTTATCCAAAAGAAGTACCTTTCGAGTACCAAGGACGCTATCCGACTTTCAATTGGTCCTATTTGGCTGATTTCCAAAAGATTCATAAAGCACTTGGTGGTAATGGCATAAACGTTTTATTGCGTCCACAGTCTGCAAATCAAGCTGCTTTAGTAGATTTTGACGGCACTTTATTCGACCAACATGCCAAGGGCGTAGTTATGCCTTTACGGGCGTAAATATGCGCGAATCAGTAATTGAAAAATACCTTGTGGACAGGGTCAAAGCCCTAGGGGGTGAAGTCCGCAAGGTTAAATGGATTAGCCGCAACTCTGCGCCCGACCGTCTGGTAATGATACCAGACAATACTTTTTGGGCAGAGCTAAAGGCACCAAAGGAAAAACCAACCGCAGCCCAAGCACGTGAACATGAACGCATGCGCAAGATGGGCCAACGAGTTGAAGTTATAGACAGCATAGAGCGAATTGAGGAGTTACTAGGGTGACAGAGAAAATTTGTTCATTTGAGAATTGTAATAGCCCGATTAGATGCAAAGGTGTCTGCAATAAGCACTATCACACCATCAAACAGTTAGAAAAGCGAAAGCCATGTGCATGCGGTTGTGGTGAAATGACTTCATACACTTACAAGCACGGGCATCACACTCGGATGTTTTCATCTGAAGAACAATCCCGCCGTGGGCAAATGAACGATGGCTCCGCGCTCCGAGGAACTGGACAGAATAGGGCCTATCGCAAATTTAGACAACGTCATGAACACAGAGTTATTGCAGAAAAGAAAATAGGCAGAGCCTTAGCAAAGGGTGAAATCGTCCACCACATTAATGGTAACAAGTTTGATAATCGTCCTGAAAATTTAGAGGTTATGACCCAAAGCGAACACATTAAGCACCATTTACCAAAAATGTTGGAGGCAAGAAAAAATGCCTCTTAAAGTTGTTTTTAAACCATACCAATACGACATTATCAATCACATTCTTGATAATGAACGGTGCGCTGTATTCGCTGGCATGGGGCTAGGCAAAACCCTTTCTACCCTCACCGCTTTAGAAATTCTTGAATTGTTTGAGCCGGGGCCGACTCTTGTAGTTGCACCTTTGCGAGTTGCTGCAACCACATGGCCCGATGAAGCTAAGAAGTGGGAACACCTACAAGATTATAAAGTTGTTGCCGTAGTTGGTTCACCTGAAGAACGTGTACGTGCTTTAAAACAAAAAGCAAATGCGTATGCAATTAACTATGAAAATTTACCATGGTTAATTGATTTTCTAGGTAGCAGATGGCCTTTTACAAAAGTGGTCGCCGATGAAAGCACAAAGCTAAAAGGATTTCGTTTAAGACAAGGTTCAGTACGTGCACGCGCCTTAGGTAAAGTTGCACATACTCGAGTCAAACGATTCATTGAATTAACGGGAACGCCTGCACCCAACGGGCTTAAAGACCTTTGGGGTCAACTATGGTTTATTGACCGCGGTCAAAGATTAGGCACAAGTTTTAGTTCATTTACAGATCGTTGGTTCCAACAAATACAAGTAGGCGTAGATCGTAACGCCGTTAACCTTGTGCCGTTTGATCATAGTCAAGGCGAAATTCAAGCGCGAATTAAGGACGTGTGTTTGAGCATTGAAGCTAAAGATTACTTTGACATTAAAGAACCAATCGTTTACCCGATTGAAGTAGAGCTTACAGGCAAAGCCCGTAAGACCTATGAAGAAATGGAAAAGGAAATGTTCATTGAACTAGCTGAAACGGTCGAAGTTGAAGCATTCAATGCCGCTTCAAAGACAATGAAGTGTTTGCAGATTGCAAGCGGTTCTATTTACACCGATGAAAACGGTACTTGGCACCCAATCCATGATTTAAAAATTCAGGCGCTTGAATCTGTAATTGAAGAAGCAGCAGGCATGCCCGTATTGGTTTCATACCATTTTAAAAGCGACCTTGAGCGTTTATTAAAAGCATTCCCAAAAGGTCGCCATTTAGATAAAGACCCGCAAACGATTCACGATTGGAACGCAGGTAAAATCCCTGTGCTATTTGCCCATCCTGCAAGCGCAGGTCACGGGCTTAATCTACAAGACGGTGGAAATATCCTTGTGTTCTTTTCTCACTGGTGGGATTTGGAACAGTACCAACAAATTATCGAACGTATTGGACCAACACGCCAAGCGCAAGCGGGCTATGACCGCCCTGTTTATATCTATCACATCATTGCAAAAGACACGATGGATGAAATCGTTATGGAGCGCCGTGAGTCTAAACGAGAAGTACAAGATCTATTAATGGAGGCTATGAAAAAGCGATGCGAAGTTTGATTGAAAAAGACACCGACGATTTACCAGAAGAAATTTTAATTAGCATTGGAGAAGTTGCGTAATGGGGAAATATATTGTTGTAGTTGAATCAGAGAAACCGCCACAAATTTTTATACATGACGATGTACCAAACATCGGCAAGGTTTTAGAAATTAAAGCGGAAGAAATACCAAATCGAGTTACAGCAGCATGGTTAATGGAGCGATATAGTTTATCAAGAAAAACCATTGTTGATGAATTACGGGCTCATAATCTTGGTACTAATGGTAAACATCTTTATAACCCTGCCACTGTCATGCCGATTTTAGATAATCTAAATAAGGCTAAAGCCCAAAGGCAAGCAAGACGTAAAAATTAAAAAAAAAAAGGCGCTATATGCGCCTTTAATTATTTTAATCCTTTGAATAATTGCTTACGCATATACTCAGTTGCTGCATGTTGCTGCATATCTGTGAAACTATCAAACTTAGTGTTTTCTCGAACAAAAGTATCAATGTCTTCCTGCGGGATAGCCGCAAAATCTTCTTCTGTTTCTACTTTAAACCCCGCCTTCTCAAATAGTTCATCAATATTTTCGAAATCAGTATTAGTTTGAAGAAACCCATCATTAAATAAAGTACCTAAAGAAACTTGTTGTTCACCATTAAGTTTTTTAGCATTTTCCGATAACTTTCTTAAATTGTTAAAACCGTCTTTCATAAATTTTTTGCTTCTTTTAAAATGAATGAACATTATTAATATCTATTTTGCTCATAAAACGATATAAAATAAATATTTTATTACAATAAAATCACCCTGCCCCCATTGCGCCACCACTCAATTTTAAGCAATTGATTTATTTAAAATATTATAACCTTGCCAAGGTTGGGGTCGCGAGTTCGAGTCTCGTTTCCCGCTCCAAAATTTAAAAACCACTTAATTCGAAAGAATTAGGTGGTTTTTTTATTGTCTATTGGTCAATTCAAAATTCGCATTAAAAAAACGCTTTATATTTCCATTGCAGTACCATGAAATTTGGAGTGTTATTATGCAAAAGCCAGTTAAACGCGGGGACGGCGTGGCGCATCACTGTTCGTTATCTAGGCAAACGTTATACGCCTACTCGAGATACAGCGAGTGAGTGTGAACAATGCGCCGCTAAAAAATTATTAGAATTACAATCTGAATATGCTAATCCTGAGCCTGAAAAAATCCATATCTCCTTCTATGCCCTTTTTGAACAGTACTATCAAGAAGAAGGCAGAAAAATGAAGAGTGCCCGCTTAATTGTTCAAATACTTAAATGCCTAAAGAAAAAAGAATAATGAAAATATAATTAATAGACCTCTTGCGAAAGTCGTTATTGCAAGTTCATCCGATTTACCAGTGCAGCGATTAAGTTAATGCGTAAACCGAATCTTTTCCGTCTATTTCGATAG